GACACATAGCACTCCTCCGTGAGGGGGGGTGCAAGGTTCGAGCAATAGCTGTACCAAATGTTTGGATACAATGGCTTTTCCAGCCGTTGCATTCTTCACTCGACAAGATCATACGTCGAGATCCGATTAGCTGTGTTCATGATCAGAACACAGGTGCCTATTTTCTGCAAGAGGCTCTAAACAATAATAAGAAAGTCTTCTGTTACGATTTATCATCGGCAACAGATCGCTTTCCCCTAGCTTTACAGCAGGGTGTTTTAGAGGGATTAGACCAAAAAGTTTGGTCAGATGCATTGGAACGCATCTCCTTAGGAAAATGGAAACTTAACGATAAAATCGTAAGCTATAACGTTGGTCAGCCAATGGGATTGTACGGGAGTTTCCCGCTTTTCCATATGACACACTCCTTACTGATTCGTTTCCTTGGAAACAAGATTGGAATGAAGCAGAAAGAAGTCACTGAAAATTGTAGAGTCCTTGGTGACGATGTAATCATCACACATCCGAATCTAGCCAGACTGTATAGTGAGGCTATGACCTTACTTGGTGTCAAGGTACATCCTGAGAAGAGTATAATATCTTCTGAGGTGGGGCAATTCGCTGGATTCACGGCAATTAAAACAAACCGTGCTACTACAGTGTACCGTCCATTCAAATGGACCAGTTACAATAAGAAGAAACTAAATGTTCTCAACACAATTTACGGTGTTGGAAAACAAGTGCGGGTGATGGGATCCAAGTGGGTTAAAGCTCATGAAGAACTCTCACACACCTGGCATCTTCGCTATCCAGACTTAAGTCCCTTCTTCGTTGAAGAAGAAGGTGAGGCTAAGTCTGACTCTGGTTTAGATTCTTACTTCCTAGGTAGTTTGGCAACTCAAATTTCTTATAAGTTGCCTTACTCCCTTATTTGTGAGTATGACCGTTTATGGTTTACTCAAGTGTATCTCCTTCTTGGTCAGAAGGAGATTCTGAACGATGATCCAGGACTAGATTTAGAGTCTGACCCCCGTAAGGGAGGTTGGACAATCCAGGATAGATCACGGAACTTCGGTGCCCATGGGCCAATCACGAAGCCAGAATTGGAAAGAACAGACGAATTCGAAGAGATTTCACAATCTCCGACAGTCCGAGAATCCAAGACTCGTTCCACAGATTTGACGTCTACTTTGACTAATCTTTTTACAGACTAGATTCTGAGACG